TTATGAATCACATCAACGAATGAATCCTTATCAATGTTGGAAGAGTTAGTGATATTTGGTATCACCAACACCTTCCTAGCATTGTTATAATCTATTGAATCCCAAAAGTTCACTAAAATGAATTTAAGTAATTAGATACACGTTCAGAGGCAGAAGGCATAATATGCTCTACTTCTAATTCTTCATTAACCATTCTTACAAAATCATCACCGTGGATTGTTAGTTTTTTACGATTTACAGCTTTTGAAGTTACTCTAAGATTTTCATATGTGGTAGTACCACCAGCTTTAATTCCGTATGAATGTGGAATGTAATGGTCTCCAGCCAAATCTTTTCTTTCAAGTGGAGTATTGTAATAAAAACATTTACCATCTTGCTCTTCCCACTTACGAATGATATCAGCAGTTGAGAATGTACGTTTAGGGTCTAATTCGGTTACACCAAATGCATCTAAACTATTTTTAAGTTCTATATCCAATACCTTGGTTATAGTCTGAAATGCTCTTTGATTTTTACCATTAAACAATTTGTTAAATGGCTCTAACTGGTCAGTACCCTTACCATTAGAAGTCCACATAAAATGGTCTTTATATCGCTTCTTCGTTGTACAACTCCATTCTTTATGAATATCAAAAAACTTAGATACATATTTTGATACATCCAACTTACCATATTTGTTTTTTAATTCATAACCATATAAAACCAAAATCTGAGATAACATTGGTGTTAATCGGTGTTTCTTATCGGTTGGTACACTCATAATTACACTTTGAGCGAAATCTAGCAAAGGTGTTAGTATAGTTTCTTCGAAATCATAAAATTGTGTATCGGTTGATAACTCACCACCCGCTTCTTGTATATCTGAAACCCATTTGGTGTGTTTAGGTTGTGATACACCATCACGATATCCATTTTGTAACAAGTAGATTAATTCAGATAACCATTCATCAACTTCCATACGACCACTCAAATTAAAAGCATGAGAGAAGTGTTTTAATTTATACACCTTATCATCATAAGTTCTATCAAACAATGGTAACTTTTCAAATCTGGCTGAATTACGAATGAATTCTGATAACTTACCTCGTACAGCATTTCTAATCTCTTGTGGTTTCATTGTGTTTACATTATTTAACACATTGATGAACAAATCAGCAGTTTGCTCATCAGTAAGGTTTTCGTACCAAACACACGAAATCCGATAGTCAATAATTTTATGATATAAGGATAGATAGTTTTGATAAATATCATCAATACTCATACCACGAACATCAATACCATTTCCAAGATTGAATTCATCACCCATACCTAACTTGAACTTACCATCGATAAAATCGATAATAGATGTTACTCGTTGTTGACCATCTACCAGCTCAAAAGTAAACACCTTTCCTTTCCTAACTACACGAATGTGTATTTGTGGGATTTTTAGAAATGCGTCCGATAACACCGTCAGCATAATTTTCTGCTTCCATTTTAATGAAGCTACTTTTTCTCGTTGATACTCTCGTGCTTGAGTATCAATTTTTGGAGTCTTATTACTTGTTAAATACTCCACACTAACATCACCATAATGTGATTTAGCTTTTTTTGTTTTTCCGAATACAGATTCGGCTTTTTCGCAATAAATAAATTGCTCTTCCATAATAAATAAAATTTTGATAGTAATTTAGTCTCTAATTAATATTTTTGGACTTTTAATCACTATCTGATTTTTGTTTTTGATGAGATTGGTCTAGGGGCTCATCAATCACCCGTTTGTTATACACAATATACGAAACATTTTCGTAATTGCCAAACTTTTTACCAAAAACTTACTTTATTTTCTGGCTCGTAAGTTTCGTGTCTTTCTGCGGCTGGTAAGATATCCTTGATATCCTTTGGTGGAGTTTCACAAGGATGTTTGAGTGCTTTCATCAGTCTCCTCTTCTCACCTTTGTTTGTTGGTAGAATCTGAATGTACCTTAACTTGGACATTTCTTTCCTTCTCCAAAATTCTTTGTATCCCTCTTTACCAATCTCGGTTTTGAGGTGTTCCAAGTTGTGACTACCCCATCGTGAGAATACAGTTCGTGAATGGATGTATTGACCATCTTCACCTTCCAAACAAATACCATAGTTTGGCATCAGTTGGATTTTGTTGGTGTCTTGGAATAGCCAATTGGTAGCACGATAGATACCACCTAAATGACCTTGGAATGGGTCTGAATAGGATAATAACATTTTGATGTTGGGTGCGTGTTCCCTCATCCACTTAAATGTTTGTCCTAAAGCGTATGATTCGATATTTGACCCATATCCATCGTGAATGAACAATCGGGTCAACTCCAAACATTGGTCGTTACCCAACCCATCAATAATAGAGGTTACAGCTGACCTTCCTACTGGAAATCCATAGACTGCAACCCCAATCAGTTGTTCATCATTACCAAGAATGTCTTTCTCATCAGTTTTGTAGAAGATACCCAATGCATACCTACACATAGTCCATGCGTGAGAATAGTGATACTTCACAATCATATCCTTTGCAATGGCTTTGTTGATTTCACGAATGGATACTCGTGATGTGTCTACATATGTCTTATTGGGTTCTTTCAATCGGTTCTAATTTTATGATTTCCAAATCTTCAGTATCACCACCTTTTGGATAAGGGAATGATGGGTGTTTTAGGTTCTTTAGAAGTTTCCTACGTTCACCACCTTTGCTGAGAATGTATACATACCTATGTTTTCTTGGTTCTTTACGAATCCAAAATGGTCTATCAACTAACTCTTGTATCTTAGCAGGTTCGGTAGTTCCATATTGTGGAAATATAGTTCTACCGTGAATCCACTCACCATCTTCTTCAAATTTGAATCCCCACGAATCATTGTATCTAAGTTTGTTCCCTTGATATATCCAATTGGTTGCTTGATAGATTGTTCCAGCGTGACCTTCTTTTGGGTCTGAGTATGATATGAGTGCTTTGATTTGTGGTGCGTTTTGTCTTAACCACTCAAAGGTTTGACCTAAGAACCAACTTTCAATGTTATGACCATACCCATCAAATACAAATAAACGAACTAACTCTAACACCTCAGTTCTATCTAAGGTCTCTGAAATGGATTGACCAGTTAACCGACCAATGGGGTCACCATAACAGGCAACCCCAATCAGTTTATCGGTGGACTCAAAGAATTGGTGAGAATCATCTTCTACATACAACCCAATTGCGTAAGATACCTTTGTCCATGCGTGAGAGTAGTGGTTAGTTACCACCATTTCTTTTGCTACTGACTTAGATATGCGTCTTACTGATAGTTTAGATGTGTCAGTATAAACTCTACCTTCTACTTTCATTGATAATCGTTAAATTCTCCAAAAAGAATATGAGTCCAAGTTTCACCTTTTACAATCCTACGAATGTTGGCAGGTGATACGCCATTGTTTCGGGCCAATACTTTGATGTTTCGGTGTCCCACAGCCCACAACTTACGAATTGCCTTTACTTGGTCTTCCGTAAGTTTGTGTTGTGGGTGTGATTCTCCTCTTAGTGCCATCTTAAACTTCCTCATCAAAAGGAATTTCCAATTGACCCTGACCGGCAGTCAAGAATTGTTCAATGTTAGGTGGTGAGAAGTTTGGCCCTTTCAAAACCTTTCCATCCTCACGATAGATAGGTTTACCATCTTCACCTAACTTTGACATATTAGAACGATGTACCTCATCAAAGACATCTTCGATTATATCACCCATTCCGTGAGCAACCATAGTTCCCAAGAGGATGTATAGTTGGTCAGCAAGAGCATCGGTAATCTCAACAAGGTCATCATTATTACAAGCTTCCAAGTATTCTACCAACTCTTCTTTACCCAATCGATATCTGAGGTAGAATTCTTCTGATTCTAAAAGTCGTGGTTTACTACTACGAGGTTGATTGTATGCGCTTTGGAACTCCCAAAGTTGTTGTAACTGTTTTTTCATAATACTAATATACGAATTTATTTTGAATTTTCCAAAATTATTTTTCCAGCATCTAAACCACTTGGCGCTTCCCACCAAAGGTTAATTGCGATGGCACTACGAAGTCCTTTAGTTACTGGACTTACTCTATGTGGGTATCTGCCTGCTGAAAAGATTACTAATCGGTTGAATACTGGCTTTATTCTTTCGAGTTCACCATTCTCACCACTTTCGATTTCCAAATAACCACCTTCAAAGTCAGTATCTAATGGGTAAAATACAGTACCAATCATTGGTTGAGATAATTCACCTGTTGTTTCGAATAGGTGTTCATCTTTATCAAAGTGTGTGTCTAATTTAGTATCAACACCACCTTCACCATATTGACCAGTCCAATATTCAAACCCACCAACACTGTAACTATCCATAGGTGAATTTTCACCCCAAATATACTGAATCAGTTCTTTCTTTAGAGTGTCTGCTGGGGAATTCCACCAACCATCCCACCACATATACTGACCATTCTTTGAGAAGAATGTTTCATCATTTTGAATTCGTTCTAAGAGCTTTTCATCTCTTATGAAATTGTCCATTACTATCATAACTTTTCTACCTTTTTTAATGCCGATGCTATTACTTGATGCATATCATAGTATTTGTACTCTGCGAGTCTTCCACCAAATATCACCTTGTCTTTGTCAGCAAGTTCTTTATATTTCCGATACTTTTCATTATTAACCTCATCATTGACTGGGTAAAATGGTTCTACACCACGTTTATATTCTTGAGGATACTCCCTACTGATGAATGTGTTTTTTTGATTTTGATTATCGAAATACTTATGTTCGATTACTCGTGTATATGGAATATTATACTCGGTATAATTCATAACAGCACACCCTTGGTGATTTTCAGTAGGTAAATATTCATTCTCCCATCTAACGGACTTATATTCCAAATCACCAAATTCATAATCGAAGTACTTATCAATTGGACCTGTGTAAATTACCTTATCTGCCAAATCATCCCAATACTCTTTGTTTTCTAAGTAATCACAATCAGTATAGACTTTTATACCTTCTAGCATCTTCTCAAATATCTGAGTATATCCTCCGATTGGAATACCTTGGTATTTATCATTGAAGTAGTTATTATCATATGTAAATCTTACCGGCAATCGTTTGATAATTGACGCAGGTAGTTCTTTAGGGTCTTTCATCCATTGTTTAGCGGTATAACCCTTAATCAACTTTTCATAAACATCACTACCAACGAGAGAAAGTGCTTGCTCTTCGAGATTAGTCACTTTACCAGTATATCTCTGAGATTCAATCATTTCTTGTGCTTGTTTAGGTGTAGTCACACCCCACATTTTGTTGAATGTCCACATATTAAATGGAAGTGAGTAAATCTCATCCTTGTAGTTTGCTACTGGATTTAACTGAAATTGATTGAACTCAGCAAATTGGGTTATATAATCCCAAATTCGTTTATCATTGGTATGGAAGATGTGTGGTCCATATGTGTGAACGTGGATACCTGCAACATCTTCGGTATATGAATTACCACCAATATGCTTTCTCTTTTCAAGAACAACAACACTCTTACCCCTCTTATTGAGTTCGTAAGCGCATATTGCCCCAAAGAAACCAGACCCAACAATTATGTAATCGTATTTAGACATTACTTAATGCAATTTCGTGTAGTTCGTTACAAAGCGTACCAGTATCTTGGTATGCTGAATTTTCGATAAAGAATGAGAATTGAGGGAATGGGTTTATACGACCTTCCATTGTAAGGATAGATGTAACTTCCAACATATTACCCCATTGTTCAATTCTACGATAGTATTGAGCCAATTTTACAAAATGTTCATTTCGACTACCATTGAACTTACCTGCGGCTCTTAGATAGAATAACATTTTATCATATTCACCCAACCACTCATATGCCTCGCCAATCAACAAACAAGCGTAGTATCCCATATCATCTGGCATAGCAGGGTAATGGGTGTTCTTAAAGTCGTGTTTTTTGTTGAGGTAACAATCAAAGTAGAATATACATCTACGAGCATACTCATCTGAGTGGTCTTTACCAAATGGTAGATTACCCACATCGCGATACCCATCATTGTAAGACTTACCAATATACCAAAGGTGATACTCATCCTCTAATACCAAATTAGTAGGTACTTTATCCAGCTCCAAAGTCAAACCATCGGTGATGAACTTCATTGGTGCCATCCAAGTATCACCATCATTAGTAATGATGTGTCTGAATGACTTAGGTAGATTCATTCGTTGGAACTCCTCACCTACTTCAGGTAACCAAATAGTTTCGTGTCTTTTATCGTGAGCAAAGTACCAAGGTCGATTTGCGTTCCACATCCAAGTACGGAAGTAGAGTGAATTACCAGGGTCTGCTACGATGTTCCACGAATCTATTGAGGTATCATTTAAGATAGTCCAATCAAAGTCATCATCAACTTGTAATTGTTCATCAGCATCCATACGAAGAATCCAATCACAGCCGTGGTCTGCTTTTAGAGCAGTTTGTAGAGTGTGGTCACGATTCCAACCTGGATAGTCCCATTCTACAAAGTATGTAAACCCAGGAACACCATTTGACTGAAAGAACTCATCAATAATATCTTTAGTTCTATCATTACCATTACATTGAATTACATAGTAGTCAATGTGTTTCACAACTGAGTCTAACATTCGTTGAATGGTTGCTTCCTCGTTACCAACCATTCCATTTAGACAAATTTTTGTAGTTTTCATAACTTATACGTTTAGATAATCGGCCTCTGAGCGTGCTCCTACGATTCGTTTTACTTCTTGTCCATTCTCCAACAAAACAACAGTTGGGATGTTTCTTACATTATATTGTTGAGCCATTTCTGAGTTCTCATCAACATTTACTTTTTGAACTGGAATCGTGTTGTTTACTCGTTCCATCACTGGACCTAACATTCTACAAGGTCCACACCAAGGGGCACTAAAATAAAGATACTGTTTCATATTATTCCTTTTTATTTACTTATTCTTAATGAGTGGGGGGTAGCGAATCCCCCACTCAAATCCGTGAACTTTCACGGTCCTAAGATGAGGTCTTCAAACCCCAACTCGGTTATCCATCACACGAGACACAATCTGGGTCAGTTGCTTTCATAGCAATATCACCACGAAGTACTGACTCAGTTCTCATATAATAGAGTGTTTTGATTCCCTGCTTCCATGCTTCCATATGGACTTGGTTAATCCACTTTGGAGATGCTTGTGATGGGAATGCTAAGTTTAATGATACTGCTTGGTCGATGTATTGTTGTCTCACACCTGCTTGTCTCACCAACTCCAACTGATTGATTTCCTTGAATGTCTTAAATACATCCTTTACCCAATCTACTTGTTTGTTTTCAATCACTTGAGGGTCAATGTCCTCTTTTTTAGTAAGTTTACCATCGACATATCCCCAATTATCCAACTCATCCAAACCTTGAACCGAACCACCATCAGCAAGAATCTGGTCCCAAGTATCTTTGTTGTTCATACCCATCTTACGAAGTGCACGTTCCAACTCGGTGTTCTTACGAATGAATGTTCCTTTAGCAGTTTGTTCGGTGAATACGTTTGCAGCCCAAGGTTCGATACCTGCGGATACATTACCACTCAACTTTGAGTTTGATACCGTTGGTGCAATTGCTCTAAGGTGAGTATTTCTCATACCTGTACCAACACACCAAAGTGGTTCACCATATTCGTTAGCCAAATCACGAGATGCTCTATCAGACTCAATCTTGATTTGAGAGAAGATTTTACGAGTCTCGAATTGAGCAGGAAGACCTTCAAATGCCATACCTTTTTGTTGTAAGTATGTGTGCCATCCCAATACACCTAAACCAAGTGCTCTACCCTTCTCTGCCGAACGAACTGAGTTTTCAAACCCTCTCATATTCTTTGCTCTCTGAATGAACTCTTCGAGTACACCATCCAAGAACCAAGTTGCAGTATAGATAAGGTCAGTATCCTTCCACTCATCGTATTTAGCAAGGTTTACTGAAGACAAACAACATACGAACGAGTGTGACTCATCAGTATGAAGTACAATCTCACTACAAATGTTGGTCATAAAGACCTTCAATGAGTTTTGTTTGTATGCTTCGGGGTTTGCTTTGTTCACATTACCCTTATACATAATGTAAGGTTCGCCAGTTGCTTTTCTCTTCTGAAGTACCTTACCCCATCTTCTACGTGCTTCAGGGTCACCATCTTCAAGTTTTCTCATAAACTTGTCACCCACAACTACTGCTTGGTGTAAGTTCAAACATTGGCGATTTACATCACCCTTTGGTTCACGAATTTCAACCCACTCATCAAAATCTTCGTGTTCGATGTTTAGGTTTACCGATGCAGCACCTCTACGAACTGCCCCTTGATTAGTTGCAAGGATTGTAGAGTCATAGATTTTAGCAAATGGTACTACACCATCACTCGTTCCGTTATCGGTAATTGGAGCACCTGCTGGTCTGATTTGGTTGATACCAATACCAACACCACCACCATGCTTTGCCAATAACATCAACTCTAAGTTCTTCGTACCAATGTCTTGAATTGAATCTGCTACATCAATACCAAAACACGAGATAGGTAGACCTCTATCAGTACCCATATTCGATAGAACTGGTGATGCGAGGTTCAACCACCCTCTCCAAATATAATCAAAGAACTTTGATGCGAGGTGAGGTTTTCTTAGTCTTCGTGCTGCTGCCGTAGCAACTCTCCAATAAGCATCTTTTGGTTTTTCACCAACAAGTAGATACCCTTTAGAGATTGTCTTTACATAAATTTCCGTGTTTGCCCAAGTAGGAAAGTCAACTCCCAACTCCCAACCCAGGTCTTCTCCATAATTTTTTACTGCCATAACTAATTAAAATATATCATCCCAATCTTCACCTTCATTTGCCTTCGAGTAGTCAGTTGGTCTTACTGCGAAGAAGTCGGTATGGGTTGTTCCCCCAGTCAAATGGTAGAACCACTCCAACTCATTTGCCGAGTCTTTGTTGAATTCTATGATTTGACCTTCGTAACCTAATTCATTGTATTTTTCATTTACTCTTCTTCTGATGAAGTTTACAAGGTCTTTCTTTTTTAGATTTTCCAAGTCACCCATTTCAAACATCTTATCGATGTATTTGAGTTCCAACTCCAACATAATCTTAGCAGCTTCTTCTACTGCGTCTTTTGCCTCTAATTTGAGCTCTGGGTATTCATCACACATATGTCTGAATAGTTGACATCCCATTTTAGAGTGTAGTGACTCATCACGAACCGACCACTTCATTTGTTGACCGATTCCCTTCAACATATTTCTCATTTGGAATGAGTATAATACTGCGAATGAAGAGTAAAGTGCGACTCCTTCCGTGAATGCTGAGAAGATTGCAAGTGAACGTGCCACTTCTCTCCTTGCATCTGCATTTACTTTGAGGTCTTCCCAAGTGTAACGATTTTCGATGTTAGCAAGGTTCTCAAATCTATCAGCAGTTGCTGGTTCGTGTAGGAATGCTTCGAAATCTTCTAATCCGAGTGATTCATTCAAATATGAGTATGCAGTTGCGTGAATAGTTTCTTGTGAACCGAACATCATAGCCATTTGCTTGATTTCGTGTTTAGGAAACCACTCAGTTACCCATCCTGTCCAATAATCGGATACAGCACATTCCGTTTGTGCAAACCCAAGTAGGATATTACCTACCAAGTTCTTTTCTTCGACTGACAAATTTTCATTCCAATCTTTAATATCACCTTGCATTGGTATTTCGGTATGCAACCAAAATGCTTGTGCTTGTTTCAACCACCCTTCGGTGTAGTACTCTGGATATTCAAACGGCTTAAAAGGTATACGATTATCAAATAGACCCATACTGGCTCCTCTTTATATTGTTAGACATAATGTTAATTGGGGTGGTAATATATAGTCTCTAAAAACCAATATCCCCACTCATTTCTTTATATTTTTGTGCTAATTCTTTTCTTACTAAACTCTCCCCTTGTTTCATCTGGTTTGAGGTCTTTCTACCATCAATGGAATCATCGTTATATATGTGAATTTGACCAGTTGAGAAGTTTGCTTTGGATGGGAATGTCATACCATCAGGCCCAAAACGATTCTTAATAACGTGCCATCTACCAGTCCCAGCAAGTTTGTCTTCAATCTTACGAGATAGTGATACCACAAAATCAGCAGTCATCATTTTTGAGAATGACCCAGCAATCTTCGTACCTGTAATAATGTCATCTTCTGCACCACTTCTATTGATTTGAGATGCCGTGAATACTGGAACTTCATACTCACCTGCCAAACCTCTAAGGTCTTCGATGATTTCTTCCAACTCCTCGTGTCTCTTTTCTTTAGATGGACCACGAAGTAGGTCAGCGTAATCCACAATCACCAAATCTGGCTTCTTACCTTGTAGAGTCATTTTATCCATATGTGCTTTCAATGAATTCACACTTGCGGTTTTGGTTGGATAATGTTTTACAACAAGGTCACCTGGAACATTCTCCACTGCCTTCTTAACATCTTCCATATTGTATTTGAGGTTTCCTACTGCAACTCCACTTAGAACTGCATCATATCTTTGACCAGTATAACCTTCATTCAATTCCAAAGTATAATGTGCAACTATCTTACCCTTCTTCATTGCGTTTACACCAATGTTGACCAAAGACCACGATTTACCAATTCCTGGTGGAGCTGCAAATAGGATTAACTCACCTTTACCAAATCCACCTTGTGTAATTTCATCAATAACATCCCAACCAGTAGACACCACATTACGAACACTATCTTCATATCTCTCCACAATCATACTCTTGTATTCGTGTCCAATGTCCGAATCTTGACCTGCTTTCATCGCAGTATCAATGTTTTTCTTGATGGTCTCATACTTACCATCCTCTAATAGAGACACCGAATCTAAGATTGCGTTCTTAATTGATTGGTTCTTACAAAAGTCAAGGACTTGTTCTTTTACATAGACTAAATCATCACTTGATAGATGATTCCAAGCAAATTTGAGCGTATCTACAACTGATACCTTCAATACATCCCTCTCAATGGTGTTTATCTTGACTTTAAGGACATCTAAGGTTGGCATTGTCTCATACTCATCAAAATATTTTAGAATGGTTTTAACTAACCACTCAGATGCCTCCGAATCAAAGTATTCTGCTTTTAGGATATCATAGATTTGTCGAGTAAACGACCTATCTGATAATATAGCGGATATTACCTTATTCTGAAATGATGTACTAAACTTACTTCCTAACTTCTCCATATAGAATCATATTGTACAAATATACAACATATTTTCGTATTTACCAAATCTTAATTCAACAAAAGTGGTTCTTTGTAAAAATAACCCTCACTTCTACGTTTCTTATGCTTCTCAAATGGGTATTGTATAACTTGTTTATACAATCCATCCACATACTCAAAGTGAGACAAATCAGCAGCCTCACCATTTCGTTTGAAGTTGTTACTCAATCTATAACACTCATAAGTGGCATCAAACCCACCATATTTAGAATATAAGTGTTGTGGCCATAGAGCAGGACACCAAAGTGGGTCTACAAATAATTTTAATTCAAACCCCACTCTTACCATTACCTCTAAAACTTCTTTAATCTTTATAGAGTCAAACTCCCCAATGATAAGTAAATCAATATCCCAAGATACCCAATCTTCTAATAAGCCACCCGAGACATAAAATTTATAATCACTTATATATTGAGATTCAGTTAGTATTCTATTGATTAGGGTTTTGAATAATGGGTGCTCCTTACCACCAATACCAAACCACCCAACACCTTTGTAAGTGTGGTATTCCATTTCACCACTCCAAACCTCAGTTTTTAGGTCACTTAGCATTTCTCAAAAATCCATCTAATGACAAAAATGAGTTTCTTAACCAAGAATCTACATTTGAAAATGCAGTATAGAGTTTATCATACATAAACATCTTCTTAAATTCCACTATGTCAAAATTAGATTCGTGAGAGTCCATAATCTCTCGTATATTTGATTTGATAGATGATGATATTTCAGGGTCTTTGAGCTGCATCAACTGATAGTTCATCTCAATCGTTGTCACATTTTCAGTCAACTTTTGTGACAATTTCTCATCACACTCTGAATTGACCTTCTCCATAAACCCATCTAAAGTTAATTCATCCTCATTTAGGAATGACATTTTATTTAGAATTGTCTTAGGACCAACACCACGAACTCCCTCTATATTATCGGACTTATCACCCTCTAAACAACGATAGAACACGAGGTTCTGAGGTTTTACCCCATAATCTTCCATTACCAATGCCTCATCGTACATTTTCTTTTTAGTAGGGGCCCATACTTTGATTCGTGGGTTTACCAATTGAAGAAAATCCTTGTCTGATGAGATGATTGTGACTTCTTTCTTAAAATAGTGATTTGCAAGATATGCGATGATGTCATCTGCTTCTACATAATCAATATAGGTGAGGGAAATGGGTAGGACTTGGAGATACTCAATCAATCGAGTAAATTGCTTTCTCATAGATTCTTGTTGGTCTTCCAAGTCCTCGTATCCTGCCAATCTATTGATTTTAGTCAGACCAGTACGACCTTCCTTATAACCTTTATACATTGACTTTCTACGATTTGACCCACCCTTACCATCAAACACGATAACAACCCGTGTAGGTTTCAATCTTCGGATGGTTGCAGCGGTGGACAAGAGGAATCCTGTCACACCACCACAATGTTCTCCATCATCATTCAACGCAGGGACTGCCCCAAATACTCTAATGAACTGATTTAGCC